CGGCGTATTCCGTATCATATTCGTCCAACACCTAAAGTTACAGATGATTTAGGAGCTATCTCAGCCATTAACGCTAAGAGTTTAGCGGATGGCCAGATTCCTGATGACTGGACTTTTGACATTTATGTCCCCAAACCTTATAGGTTTGGTAATGGTGTTGATTGTGGTATTGAGAAAATGCAAGCAAAATTGGAACCTTTAGCCGGATATCAAGGTATAACAATGAAAGAGTTGTTAATGTTTGTCCGCGATAAAGCTACAGAACACCGGGAACAACAGGATAGGGTTATGAACCACTCAAAAACTCTTAAGCATCTAGAGCTATGTGATGATTGTAAATTACCCTTGAACTTTTGTTCGTGTAAAGAACACCAAGTTGCTTGTCTAACAGCGTGGTCTATTTTCCAGTATATACCTTTTCAATACGCTCTTCAATATTGCGCTACACGTACTTTGGATTGGTTAATTCTCTATAATGCTCTACCATCATTTCGGAGAGTGTTAGAAAGATTTAATCGTGAATTTGTACGTAATCAACTTCGTGAATTAAAACAGAAAGCAAAAGAGAAATATCTATCGGTTGAGGATAGGTTAAAACCTTTAGCGGTCACAGCTGTTATTTTCACTATGGTTGGTATGCTTATACCTTATGTTCGAACATTTGGGCGATTAAAACAAGGTATAAACTTCAGCACATGGGGTAAAAGTTATCCAGAGATGAACGAGCGAGAAAGTCAGTGGAAAAAAGATGATTATAAAGTAGATACTTTTGATTCAACTCCACAGAGTTTGTCGGCAAAGCCATGGCATATTGAAAAATGTAGAGAAGTTCTTGGGAAATCTAGTGCTTTTCTTTACATTTTCAAAGGCAATAAGCGGAAATTTTTCAGATTGTTGAATGTTAAGGGTCAAGTTTTTCTTACACCTAATCACTGCATACCTGAAGACGGAACTCTTGATTGTCAAATAATTCGTGGTACTGTTCAAGATCAAGTTGGTAACTACCACCGATTTAAACTGAGTCAATCTCAGATTACCCGGTTTGTTGATCGCGATCTTTGTATGATAACAATACCATCAGTTAGTAATGGTAAAGATATTACGAAACTCTTTGTCAAGGAGAAAGCTATGGGTAAAGGTCCAGCAGAATTGATTGGTCGATCTGCTGAGGGCACAATCTTATCGAGATTTGCTCCATTTACCCAATTAAGTGAAGTCCGAGATAGATTATTACCATGTAAGAAGATGATGTTTTGGACAACACCTATGATGGAGACTGTTGAAGGTGATTGTGGATCCATCTTATTCAGACATGATGATATGGGCTTACGTATCCTTGGTGTTCATCAGAGTTTGAAGAAATCTCTCCTTAGTGCTAATGAAGCTTGTGCGGTACCAATAACTTATGAATTCATCGAATCTTTAAATTTAGATGATGAGGTAGGTATTGTCGAACCACAACTTGGTGAAACACTTGACGAGTATGTTCCTCTTACACCTGTTAAGGATGATTCATGCTTGCGATCACTTAATCAAGCAACTATTACGGTTTATGGTAATATACGCCATCGTAATCGTCCTAGGACAAAAGTTAAG